TTCTTAGTAAACATTATTTTGCTCCTGATTTTTCTTTTGATTTTTTAATCGTAATACCCGATTTGATGTATTTATCTGTAGGCATAACCAGAGGTTCTTTATTCATTGCACCACCCATAACACCCACAACTCCCATTTCATTTCCAGTTTCACCTGAATATACAGACTCTTTGAAACCTTTAATTCTTTTCTTTTCACCTAGTGGATTTGGATTAACATTTTTTGGTTTAGCATCCAAACCTGGTGCAGCGACATTCTTATTGTCGAATTCTTCTGCTTCACTATATGTTTGATTGCCTAATCCAGCACCAGCAGAACTAGAACCACCACCACTTCTTGCATTCATTGTTGGACCAATACCACCTGGATCACCAACTCGGCCGGCAGATAATGCAGTTTTCTTTTTATCAGTTTCTTTGTCTTTATTGAAATTGGCTTCCGCATAAGTCCTAAACGCATATGTACTGTTTGACTTTTCATCACCGTCACGCACATCATCTTGCTTACCTAACTTTTTCTGAAACTGCATGAATGGACTATTATTGTCTTTCAATACTTTAATCTTAGTCTTAGAACTTTCGTAGAGACCTTTGAAACGATTACCGTTTTGCAAAGATTCTATAATAGAACTGGAAGATAGAAACTCTTTTGTCAGATTGTAAGTTTCTGTAATATCTTCTTCTTTTGATTCCAAGACACCAGAGTTATCAAATCTTACAAAATCTGTAAACATTTCTATAAGTTTTTCTGCATTCTCTTGTGCTTTCTGCCATTTGTCTTGGCGAATAGATTCCATCATCATCTTAGACAATAATGTATTTCTTTCTTTACTTACATTATCTGTCGTATCAACAAACACCATCATTGTTTGATAACCAAGTTCTTCTAATTCTTCTTTGATACGGCCAATCTTTTCCAAATCGTCTGCTGGTCCATTAATAATCAAGGGACTACGAGTTCTTACAGACTCATATTTTGGATTCATAGACCTCATTGCAAGCTTGTGTTTATCATTTAAGATATCCAAAACTTGTGAGAAATTATGCTCAACAATCTTTTGTGAAGCAATGCATTCACGGACAATAATGTCTTTACCTGAACCTGGACCACCAGTCACGAAGATTGCTTTATGGCGACCATAACTGTAATCTTCGTGTAAACCCATTCCTTTACGAACATCGTGCATTAATTCTTTTGCATGATGTTCAGGTACATGCGTGGGAACACCTTTTCTGAATGATTTTAAATCATTATTCTTGGCATGTTCACGCATCTTGGTGCCTGACATTCCTTCTGTTCCTTCAGCGTCCGGGTCTCTCTGACCAGCAGAATGAACAGTTATCTTCTTGAAATTATGTAGAGCACCAGGATGTGTTCCATTGTACTGGTGCAACTTATCGTGCATTTCTTTAACACGGTCAGAACCAACGACCATGTGTAAATGTGTTACACCTTTTTTATTTAATTCAGCTGCATGTTGTAAGAATGTTGGTTTCTCTTTAGAAGACGCCTCAAAATTTGTATCTGGAGAATATCTCTTTAAGTGTTTTAATTTCTGAGCAGCCGACAGTGGGTTTTTCTTTGTATCTTGTGAATGAGAAACAACAACAGAGTGCTCTGCATCTTGTTTCTTTGCAACTTCTTTTACTTTGTCAATAAGTTTCAAATGGCCAGTAGTCGGAGGATTCATCCGGCCAAAGGACATTACATGGTGAGATTCACCAGTTACTTTTTCTTGTATAACTTCTAAAAAGGATTTCATTTAGTTTGTGTGGCCCAAAGTTTTTTTGAATTTTTCCATATGTTCATCACTGTCTAAATCGACATGACTCTTGTTTAGGCCTTTTTTTCCATCAGGATGGAAAGCAACGGTTCTTGCCGTTTTGTTGCCTTTTTGTTTTTCTCTGATTCTCCATTCACCTTTACCTGAAATCTTAGGTAAACCGTGGCCAGTTTCATCATGTTCACCAACTCGGTAAGTGCCGTGGCCTCCAACTTGTAATACATGTACATGGTGGTCTTTTAAATAACCTTCAGCTGGATGTAAATTTGGATGTTTAATTACAGTTGTTTTTGCACGACCAGATTCAGTTGAACTGGCTTTATCAGGACTTGGTTCATGTTTATTCATGTGAGCAAGAACACCAGATTTTTCAATATGTTTTGCATATTCTGGTCTTTTCTTTTTAGCTGCATCACCAACATGCCAACCTTTTTCTTTTGTGTGGTGTATTGTCAATTGGCCCATTGCGGCAGTAACACCATTCTTAGTTTCACCGTTAAGTAAACCACCAGAAACCGAACCTGCGTGAAATTTACCTTTTTTCTTATTCTCAACAGCAAAATCGGTACCACCAGTTGAACCTGCACCAGACATGTGGTGAGGCATAATGCCATGATGTTTTAGTCTTGCAACAAATTTGTTCTCATAATCATGTCCTTTATTTTCTGGAGCTTCACCTGGTTTGTGTAATTTTGAAGCAAGCATTGTGTGGTGATTACCAACTTCATCTTCAACATGAACATGTGTTTGGTGTTTTCCTGTAACAACATTATAATGTTTTTCAACACCATGAATTTTTACATGAGAACCTTTAGGTAAATCATCATGTTCGGAAGCTAATGTATGAGTATGAGTTTTTGAACCCACATGCGGCATTAAATATTTTTTAATATGAGAATCTGCAACAGCACCTGAAGCTGAAATTTTGCCGCGGCCTTCAGTAAGAATTGGCAAACCTTCTTCATCTAAAGCTATACCGGCTCTTTCCCAATAAAGTTTCTTTTGTAAGTCTATCATTTATTTTCTCACTTTCAGTCTGTTTTGTCTTGCGAACTCTGCTCTATTTACTAGCTTTGTTGGTTCAGTTTTTCCACCTTCAGGAGTATGATGAACCACAAATCCTTCTGGTTTAGATTTTACACCACTAATGTGATGTTCATAGTGACCTTCATGGCCTTCTAGATGTTTAACTAGAGTGTTCTTAGCTTGTGCTAAATGATGATGCATTGTCAAAAGATTCTGATAATGCTCTTTGTTTTTCTCAATATGGGAATTATGTTCTTTACCGGCATCAATTTTTGTCTGTTTGGATTTATCAGTTTTAACTTTATCCGCCATTTTGGTGTGTTGAGTTTTGATGTGATTCTTCAATCCTGAGACACTAGGAACTTCTCCAGTGTCAACCGTCTTATTGATGTATGTCGTTAGATGTGTATTTTCGCCCCTGTGCCTATCAGTCGCAGGATACATTTTTTCACCGTGTGTATCATGGATTGCTTTTGCTGCAGCCATGTGTTTATGGAATTCACTCTGAGCATGTTCTGGATAATCAACTTTTGCAGTATCATGTTCTGCACCGTGATGCTGTACATCTTTATGTTGTTTGAAGTTGTGGTGGTCTACATCATGGTGTGCAGACATGTTACTAATGTCTGAACCATGGTATTTTGTGTGGACTACTACACCAACTTTAGACGCACCAATATTTTTAGCTTCATCACCCTTAGCGGTGTAAGTGATTGTATTTGGAGTAAACGATACTTTTTTAGTCATGGTGGTGTAAATCCTCTGAGGAATGCATCATATCGCCTTGATATACACCTTGTTTTGGTGTCACTTTAGGTAAATGTTTTAGTGCAGCTTTAAGTTTTGATGCAAGTCCAGGCGCATGGCCATGGTTTCTATCAATATCTTTTTCTGTGTGATTGATTTTTGGTGTCTTGTTGAATGCGGATTTACTAGCAACAAAGAATTTACCTGTTTTTGGATGGTGGCCAAAGACAATTGCAGGTGAACCATCATATTTCATGGTCAAATTACTATTGTTAGCCTTCGCCTTCATGTGTTCGTGTGCTTGCATGAGTGCGCCATGCGCGTGTTCAAACCCTTCGGCTCCGTGCATTAGTGGACGGTCTTCTGCGTGATGGATGTGCTTTAAAGCCGAACCTTCTGATTCCGCTTCTTCTTTTAGAAAAGATATAAAAGTTTTCATTAACTGCCTTTAGAATTGTAACACACTTTGGTTACCATAAGTTATTTATAAAACTTTTTAATTGATATTAACCCTTTTTGAAATATTCGGTTAGATACATATCGACGAAAAACATCAATCCAACATATAATCGCCGGTTCTGGCAATTGTGGTTCCAACATTCAACATATCAACTTCTATCAGTTTATCTTTAGGAACATTGAGAAAATGACAATGTTCAGTATCCAAACCCTTGTTCATTGTACCAAAGTTCTTGAGAATTATCTGTTCATATTCATCCACCAGTGAAAGACACCACGAATACATTCTGGTTTCTAAAATGTGTGTGGAACCAAATTGTTTCTGTACTTCTACAGACATCCAACTGTTCAGACGTTTCTTAAAGATGAATTTGCCTTCTGTATTGTCATAATCTCTCATATTAAAGTTATCTTGGAGTTTACTTCGACCACCAAGCTTGAACATACGACCTTTCATGTTTGCAAAATTATATTCCTTTTTCAAGTAATTTATGCTTGACAATAAAAGAAAGTTCTCACCAAAACTCTTTAATTGTTCATGTGTATTAAATTGTTGCGCTTGCTGGTCTTTACTTAAATCTAAATAAACGTCAACTTTTGATTTAATGTTGTCTATTTTACTCTGTTCAATTGGAGTCACAGAACTGTCTGTAAACATAATGAAAGATTCTTCAGTCTTATTTCTAATACTTTCAAATGTTTCTAATGTTTGTTTATACCTATCTTCCAGATTAATAACTCCAAAAGTTGGTTGCATACATGATGTAACTAAAAATATATTTTTCATTTTTTGACAATTCCTTCATAACAATATCTAGGCCATGTATTTTGGACTAGTGTGCCAACAGGTGGCATGATAGGGTGACTAACAATATTGAAAAAATCATTATTGAATTTTGAACCTATCCACATTTCTGGTTTATTTCTATTAGAATCAAAAGTGTTTAATGGTGTGGTTCTTCTCATTTCATCCCACCAATCATTCTCTTTAATGTCTGGAAGTTTATTAACATATTCTGATTTTGTCCACCAGAAGCCACCGGAGTAGTGTGGAACAGGCCAAGTACCAAAGTTGACACCTGCAGCAGAGTTATCTTGTAATTTATCTGTACATAGTTTCCAATTCTCAATACAACCCCATTGTAGAAACTTTCTCCAAAAATAATAATTTACAAATGGTTGATAGATTTTTTCTTCTCTCATTCTCCAGGGAACAGTAATTCCTTTGGCATGAAAATACAAGAAATGAGCATCTTCACGTTTTGCATGGTCTTGCAAATGTTTCATTGTCCATGTTTCGTCAGTTATGTTTTTCTTTTGATAATCGATTTTTGAAATATGTTGCAATGATAGATTTTCTTCTACATCATCATCTAAAATAATCTTTTCAAGTATTTCAATTTTACCAAATGTATTACATATACCAGTAAACATTTCAACTTCAGATTTTTTACCTATACAAACAATATACATTTTCTCCATGTGTTCATAAAGGCCACAATCAATAATTGAAACCACTTGTTCTAAGAAATGATTATACCAGCAACCAGTTTCTTCTGTCAAGTATATGTGGTAATATAAGTACTTTTTCATGCTTGTATTTTAAATTTTCTTAATGTTTCTTGTCTGTCAATGAAATTAGATTGACGGCCATAGTGTTGTTTGAGTATAGATGGATATTTGTTATACAAATAATCATTCATTTCATCCATAGCCTTTTGTTTGTCGTAGTAACTATCTCTAAATGGTTGATGAATCATACCAGAATGTACAACATGTGATGAACACTGGAACAAATCATAGAATGTTTTGTCAATACCCCATGCAATTTCCAAATCCCAATGGCCGATGAATTCAACCAAAAATCTGAATTTTTCTTCCGTAAAGAAACAAGAACCCATTTCAATGAAATTGCTTTCACTAAAATCGCAAGTAGGATCATTGAATAGTGGTTGATAAATTAAACTAGAATCATGTGGCATTGAAAGTTGCCAGTATTGAAATTCGAATGTTTGAGCTAACTGTAAACCTTTGTTAAAGTCTTGATATCCAGTAATCAAGTCATCATCAACACAACCAATGTAATTATATTTACCGACAGGAATATCTTTAGCCACTTCCTTAACAAGTTGCCATTTATGTCCTTTTTTTCGGATCATGTGGTCGTATGAACCTGGTTCTGGAACAAAATCATTATAGACAACTAACAGTGTTTCATAATCACGGTCATTGTTTGTCCAACGCCAATGGTCTTCTTTTTTCCATCTTGGATCATGAGGCATTTCCATGCCAACAGGACATATAATCAGATTCGCCATTATTCAACCTTAAATTCTGGAAAATAACGTACAAAAATATCATTCTTGTTAGGTCTAATATTCTTTGTTCTTATTTTAATTTCATTATAAAAATTCCATGCAAGAGGAATTATACAAAGCTTATCTACATCAGCAAACTGAGATTTAAAATATTCAGTTCCAAAAATTGGTACAGAACTTCCTGGTGTGAACATTCCCTGTTTGAGTGGGTTATCATCGATGATAAAATCTGGACCTTCTTGTGCAAAATTCATTAAAGTATTGCCTTTTGCAGGTGCACCATAACCAACTACAAGAAGACCAGTGTTTCTCATATCTCTAATAATTGAAGCAAACTTTTTAACGTTATTCAAACAATTTTCTGCATATTCATCATATGTCTTTTCTGTATAAAGGCCTTTTTGTGCCTCAAGATCAATTAGATTTGAAATGTGTGCAGGTGCAGACTTTGATTTCGAGATAATAAAGATATAACTTGTTCCATGTACAGGACTCTTAACTACATCAACCAAATTTAAATTGGCTCTCTTACATAGAGCATCAATTGATTTAATGTTGTAGAAAGAAAGATGTTCATGATAAATTGTATCAAATTCTCCATTCAAAATCATATCAGATTGTGATGTGGTTGCGAACAATAAACTATCATCATGCATAACTTCTCTAACATTTTCCAATAAATCTAATTGGTTGAAGTTATGTGCAAATGCATTCTGGCAGGTAATGATATCAAATTTCTTATTACCAAATTCTTTTCCTGAAGTATCCACATGAAACAGTATGATTCTTTGATGATGTTGCATATAGATTTTCTGCTGGGTCCACACCAAAAGTAAACAGGCCATATTTTTTGAAATAGTCTAGTTGACTTCCATCATTACAACCAATATCTAAAGCAGAAATTGGTTTTGAACCATATTTTTCAGCCGCAAATCTAGCAAACCAATCAAAGTAATCTAATTGAGTTTTCGTTGTGCCTGAAACATACAAGTAATCCTTGTACATTAGATCAGGATTAACACGATGCGTTAGTTGTACATGAAAGCAATGTTTGCAACGATTAATCGCCAAGGGATAATGATTCTCATGTTCAGATTTAGTATTTTTGTAAGAATTTGCTAATGGTTGTGAACCCAAATCCAAAACAGGAACAAGTTCTGTACTACCACATGCAATACATTCATTAATTACTTCACAATCGTTCATAGTTCTAACCACCTTGTATTCTGTAAGTACCAATCACTTACTTGTTTAATTCTCTCACTAAATGCAATCGTTGGTTCCCAACCTAGTGACTTCATTAGACTGCCATCTAGTGCATAACGCAAATCATGTCCTGGTCTTGAATTGTGAAAATCAAGCATTTCATAAATTAGTTCTTTACCTTGAGCTTCAGCAACAAGTTTAGCAAGTGTTAAATTATCAACTTCTTCTTTACCCACAATATTAAATTTTGCACATTTTGCAAGACCATAATCTGAAGGAGTTTGTGGTTTCTTTGTAATTAAAAACAATAAAGCTTCTGCAACATCAGCTGCATGGATATAGAAACGACTACCTGCTTCGGTCTTGTCTGCGTTAGAATGAATGTAAATTTTTTCATTTTTACGAACACGGTCGACACACAAAGGAATAAATTTCTCCGGAGTCTGACGTTCACCAAACACATTCATTGTATGCGTAATCATCATAGGCATTTTGTATGTGTTTTCATACGCAACACAAAATTCTTCTGCCGCAGCTTTAGAAGCTGAATATGGATTAGTTGAATTGTATCTAGCGCGCTCGGTGTAAGCAACTCCTGGAGGCGCAGCACCAAAGATTTCATCGGTACTGAAATACAAGAAAGTTTCCAGACTATCCAATCTACGGGCAAACTCAAGCAAATGCGCTGTGCCAATAGTATTATCATTAATGAACTCCATCGGATGTGTAATGGAACGGTCAACATGTGACGAAGCGGCAAGATGTAGAATGGTATCAATTTTACCATTTCTGTGAATAAAGTTACCAACCAAAGGATTGATTTCAGCCTTTAGGTCATGAAAAACGATGTTAACTCTTTTGCGAGTTTGTGCATCATATTTTTCTAAAACTTCATGTAAACGATTCAAGTTTCCTGAATAGTCTAACCGGTCAAGTGTAGTAATATTCCAATCTGTTTTTTGTATAAACAAATCAATAACATGGTGGGCAATAAAACCACAACCTCCAGTAATCAAAACATTTTTACTCATATCAAAATCTCCATTAATTATTTAATCCAATACCAAACATCTTTTTCAGTCAAATGAATTTCTCTACCAACTTGTAAAGCAAATTCTTTTGCTGCACGATTAACACCTTCGATTGCTGTAAAATCATGTCCAGCAAAAATGCCGCCAGATTTCAGTTTAGAATAATAATTCGCACAATCTTTAGTTAACTGTTCGTAAGTATGTAGGCCGTCAATAAAGATGAAATCAAAAGATTCATCCACAAAAAGTTCTACTGCATCATCGGATGTCCTACGAATCAATTCAAAACGGTTTGAATAACCATCCAATCTCTGCATTACACCATGATACATT